CTAAGGCACAGTATCAGCCACTACTAACAGATTTGTTTGGGGGTGACTCTATTGGTCAGGATGCACATGTTGTTATGATGTTACAAAGACCACATGATTTATATGGGATTACAGATAATTACTGTAATGAGAATCCTGTTGGTTTACTAGCAGTGCACATGGAGAAGAACCGTGATGGCTTGCTGGGTATGATCCCGTATGAAGCGGAGATGTCAACATTTACAATTAAAGAAAGAATACAAGAATGAAAAAAAGAAAGTTAAACAGCAAGAATCCTAAATATATGGATGCTAGCCAAACTAAAGAGCAAAAAGTAATAAAAAGAATATTAATAAACACTACTAGCCATGGATGTAAAATCTGGGGTGTGTGGTATGAAAACTAATTTATATGGAAACTATGGAATTACCAAAAGAAAAGGTTAAAGCGAGCCGTAAATCGCCTAAGAATATGATAATATATGGTCCACCTAAGATAGGTAAGACTACAATGCTGTCTCTACTAAATAACTGTTTGATCATAGATCTAGAAGATGGTTCTGATATGGTAGATGCACTAAAAATTAAAGCTAATAGTCTTGCAGACTTGCAGAAGATTGGTGGTGAGATTATAAAAGCAGGTAAACCGTATAAATACGTAGCAATTGACACTATATCTAAACTAGAGGAATGGTGTGAGGGCTATGCTAAAGCAATATACAAGAAAACACCTATGGGTAAGAACTTTGACAGTAAGAATGAGAATCTGTCTGTGTTGTCTTTACCTAACGGTGCTGGTTATTTATATTTACGTATGGCATACAAAGAGTGGATGGATAAGCTTAATAAACTAGCTGATCACGTCATACTAGTAGGTCATCTAAAAGATAAGATGCTAGAAAAACAAGGTAAGGAAGTTGCAGTAAAAGACTTAGACCTTACTGGTAAGATAAAACAAATTACATGTGCTAATGCAGATGCTGTTGGTTATATATACAGAGAAGGAGAAGAGACAATGATTTCTTTTAACTCTATGGACGATGTAACTGCAGGTTCTAGATGTGCACATTTAAAGGGCGCAACCATGCCTTTAGCTTGGGATCAAATTTTTATAGACTAATTAAATACAAAAACTATGATAGACGCAAATGAGCCAACCAGTGCTGAGGTTGTAAAACAAGCTACACCAGCAACAATTACCACTACACAGATTATAAATGATCTAGAAAATGGTATCGATAGATCTGCAATTCAAGCTAAATACAGTTTAGAAACTTGGGAAGTAAAACAAATGTTTATGCACCCTGCACTAAAAGGTAAGAAAGCTAAGAAAATTAGAAAACTATCGTTTAATTTTGTAGATGATACAGTAGCAGCTGTAAGTTCTAATCAAACTAGTATTCCTGTACCTGTACAAGATACTGATGTAAATGAGCAGGCTGCTATGGATGCTGTAACTAATACAATAAATAGTATAGAAACTACAGATGATAATCAATTAACAGAATTTTAATAACTAAATAAATATAGATATGGCAATACAAAGTAATGCAAGTACCGAAGAGGTATCAGGAGGGGGTAGAGAGTTCTACTCAGGCCTAACAAATGTAAATGTTGTAGCGGTTAACCCTACAATGGCAGAATTACATGCACTAGATGTGAATGTAAAACAAGAACCTGCATATTCAGGTACTAGCAACGATCAAGCATGGAACAAAGTAACGTTCTGGCTTGCAAACGAAGATGGTAAATTTAAATTAGATTTATTCCTAAAGAATAATACTAAACAATCTCAAACTGGTAAGTTTCTATGGCTAAACAATGTGGGTCAATCTACATGGTCAACTGATGCACCAACTTATGACTGGTGGAAAGCTGATGGTCAGAGAAAAGCTTATGACGGCGAGAGAGAACTAATTGAATTTACAAAAGCTTGGGCTAACGTAGCTGCAGGTGGATCTGTGTTTTATGATACTATGAGTGATATTGTAACGGGTAATGTAACAGAGCTTAAGACTCTTGCTACAGCACTTAAGAATAATCAACTTAGAGTATTGATCGGTGTAAAAGATGATAAATATCAAGGTATTTACACTGGTTATTTTGGCAGAGTTAAACCTCAAAGAGATGACTTGTTTGTTAAAGCTCTTAATGATGAATACTCTCAGTTCAAAAACCATGATTTCAATGCAGACCTCAAGTGGGGTAAGCATGTCTCAACAGTAAGTCTAGTTACACCAGACACTATTCAAGAGAGTGAAGATTGGACTACACCAGAACCAGCAGAAGCTAGCCCTTTCTAATGGCTATAGATCGTAGAGATAGTAACGATCACCTACATACAGATGTCATACTTGGTAAAATTACTGAGTATGACATTTTTAGGTATTACTGCCCTAACTTTAAAATATTGGGTAAGAAATTTAAGAGTGACCTTCGACAAGATAATTCACCTACAGTTTCTATAATACCGTATAATGGTAAGTTACTATATAAGGACTTTGGTTCTCCTGATCACACATTTGATTGCTTTAATTATGTAAGATTCAAATATAGTTTTGATTTTTACTCTGCGTTAAACATTATCGATACTGATTTTAATCTTAACCTCAGCTCTAGAAAAGCCGGTATAAAATTTACTATGGGTCTTATGGCTTATAGACAAAATAAAACACCAGCTTATATTAAAGCTGAAGTTATACTTAAGAAGCGGCGTAGGCTGTGGACTAGAGACGACGCAAAGTTTTGGAGCAAATATTTTGTTAGTAAGAAAATATTAACTATGTTTGGTGTCGAACCTATAAGTCATTTCTGGGTAAACAGTACTAGATTTGTTTGTAAATCAGTGACTTACGCTTTTAGATTCAAGAATCGATATAAAATTTATTCTCCTTATGAAGAAACAAATAAGTGGTTAAGCAATACAAAAAAGACAGATGTACAAGGCTATAACCAACTCCCGTATAAAGGTGAGAGACTTATCATTACTTCATCTCTCAAAGATGTTATGTGTTTATATGCAGCAGGCAGTCATGCAATCGCATTACAGAGTGAGATGCAAATACCTTCAGATAAACTAGTGAGTGAGCTAAAAGAAAGATTTAGCAAAATAGATATTTTATACGACAATGATTTCGACAAGGTTACAAACCCTGGCCAGAGTATGGCTACAAAGATTTGTGACTTATATGGTTTTAACAACATTTGCATACCTGATTACTATCAGTCTAAAGATCCATCAGACCTAGTAAGTAAGACATGTGGATTCACTGAACTTAAAACTATACTAAATGACACGAGATGAGATTATTGAAAAATTAAGAATTAAAAAAGGATACTTAAAAAAAGGAGCACAGTTCCTAGCTGATAAATGGGAAGTAGATATAGCTATTATTAAAGATTGTAAAAAACTTGTAAACTCAGAAGAGTGGGTACAAGAGCGCATGAATAATGATAATGGCCATGAGCTTAGCGAAAGCCAAGCATTTTCAAAACATTTATTAGATAATGGATTAACAATGGCAGATGTAAAGTCTGTTAAATTTTGGCAAAACTTTAATGGTGAACAACGTTACAGTATAGTAACACACAACCAGTGGCATGAACAGCCCCAGGTTAAAGATGAGTTACTAGACTATATAAAAAATAGATCCCCTAAAGTAAGTAAGATTAAATATACAAAGCCAAAAGATCCTGTGCTGTATGAAATATCACTACCGGATATACACTACGGTAAAATTACTGATGAACCTTCAGATACTATAGAAAAACATTATATGCAGGCTATTGTAGATTTACATAGGAAAGCAGATGGTTTAAATATAGAGAGATTTTTATTACCGGTTGGTAATGACGGTTTAAATTCAGAAGGTATGAGTAGAGCTACAACTAAAGGCACACCTCAACAAGATAGTATGCGATGGCGTCAATCTTTTAGAGGATACTGGCATTTAGTTACAAAAGCAATTGATTATTTAACACAGTTTGCCCCGGTAGATGTGGTTGTAATACAAGGTAATCATGATTTTGAACGTATGTTCTATGTGGGAGAAGTTTTAGATGCTTTATATCATAATAATAAGAACGTTAATATAGACAATGGTCTAGACACACGTAAATATTATGAGTATGGTATAAACATGATCATGTTTACACACGGAGACAAGGAGAAAGCGCAAGAGTTACCACTCTTAATTGCTACAGAACAACCTGCTATGTGGAGTAGATCTAAAGTTAGGGAAGTACATTGTGGACATAAGCATAAAGAAATGCTTAATGAATACATGGGAACTAAAGTTAGATTTATACCATCTATTTGTGCTAACGATGCTTGGCATAAAACACAGGGTTATGTAGGAACACTTAGATGTGGACAAGCTTTTATATGGAGTAAGAATAGAGGGCTGGAAGGGTACCTCCAAACAAATGTGATGAGCTATGGCCTGGAAGAGAAAAGCTAGAAGTAAACCTGGACGTAGTAAAGTAAGGAATGCTAAGAAAAGTGAGTATGATGGTAAGACATTTCAGTCTAATTTAGAACTTTATTGCTATAAAGGTCTACAAAAGGCTGATGTGGAAGTACAGTACGAAGAGCATACATTTACAATCTTTGATCCTTTGGTATACCCTCAAGCATGCTATGAAGGTACCTCTAAAAAACTTTATAACAAAGGCAGCAAAATACGGGCTATAACTTATACTCCAGATTTTGTTGATCCTAATGGTAAGTTTATCATTGAAACAAAAGGCTATGCCAATGAGTCTTTTCCGTTGAGATGGAAACTATTTAAGAGACATCTTAAAGATAACAATCATCACTATGTATTATTTATGCCAAGAAATAAGGCACAGGTCGATGAGGTTATAGAGCTGATCAAGCAACTATAATATATTAATTAATTAAACACTTTAAATTATGGCTAATAATGTTAGCCCTTGCTGTGGCTATGAATACAGCGAAGTAACACTCCCATGCGGGTGTGAAATGTACCAATGTGACAATCCCAAATGTAAAGATCATTTTGATGAGCCTATGGTTGACTATGAATATAGAAATCAAAGGCTAGATGACATTGCAGAAGCGCGAGCGGATGAGATGCGTGACATGGGAAACTAATATAAACCAATTAAACACAAATTATGAGTATTAAAACTATTGATAAGCCTATGCAAGGTAGCGCCGGCATAGCAAAGAAAATTAACAAAGGCGCTGAGAAGATGGTGTTTGACATTCTACAGTCTACACAGTATTCTATGCCAATACAATCTACAATTAGAGAACTTGTTACCAATGCATGTGACTCTCAGCGTGAGAAAGAAGTGGCTGTAGAAATATTGAGTGGTAAGAAGAAAGT